CTGCGTGCACGTCGGAGTTTACCGGCTTGTTGTAAGCGTACTCATGGACGCCGGGCAGCAGGTTAAAGTTCGGATGCAGGTAGCGCCATGCGAGGGTACGCTCGCAGGTACGGATGGTAGAGTCACGGATAGCGTTAATAACCGTTTGCTGCGGGCAGCCGGGCACGCTGGGGTTCAGCCTAGGTACAAGTGAGAGGAATGTACGGTCGGCCATGGTTTACCCCGGCTGTTGAACGGCGGCGTTCTCCGCGTCCGGTATGATGCGAGTACCAAGCGATGCGTTGATACCAGCAATAAATGTCTCATAAAAGAGCTTGGCTCGTCCACTGTTGATGTGTTCGTTGTCAACCGATTCCGCCAAATAGACAACGCCATCCACGATGATCGGAAAAAACGAATCAGGGACAAGGGTTATAGTTTGGTTAAGTGTATAGGTCGGCGGAGCTTGGATATACTCCCCGATCAACACAACGCCCGCGCTTGGGCGTGGGTATAGGAAGTAGCGATTGGGGTTGCGCGGATGGCGCATGAAGTTAACCGGAGTGCCTGAAGCCTCAGCCACCCAGCCGGGGTACATTTGATCAAGCGTTTCCCGGTTAACTTCTGTAACAACGTTGCCATTCTGAACTTGGAAGATCTCAACCAGACGGACAGAATCCGACGGTAGCGACTGCAAGACATTTCCCGGAGTAGTTGAAATAGTCCCGATGTAGGAGAAAATGTCCGGCCTAAAAGATACGATACGCTTCAGCGTTTGGTTAACAAAGCCGAGCAGCGTCGCATCGCTATAGCGATACGTTACCCTCGTATCCGATATGAGGTTCCTGACTTCAGTTATGACTTCCGCAGGAGTCACTTAGGCCATCCTCTCGCAGCATCAGCCGCCAGTTCAGGCGGGGTCAGGTCCGGCTCTTCCGGAATATCAATCGTATCAAGATCGAGTTTAGTCTTACGTTTAGCTTTGGTCTTCTTGACTTCTTCGACCTGCTGGACCGGGATAAAGCGCTCAGGAAAAGCTTCCTGCTCGGTCACTTCATAGCACAGTGGATTCTTGGCGAGGATAGGATCCCACTCAAAAATCCATCCATCTTTACGGCTTTTCAGATATCGCGTCACTTTTTAAAACCTTTAAGTGTTTGAGCCAGACGAGCCCTTTGGCCCATCTTGCCGGGTTGTTTAGCGGCCTGAGCGAGTTTAGCGGCGGGAATAGTCTCGCCTTTCTTAACGCCCATAGACGCACGAAGAGCGCCGGGTTTCTTGATGGCGCCCTGAATCCACTTCTCTTTCATCCTACTTCCCTTTCCTAGACACGCCAGCTTCGCTGAGAGCAATAGCAATAGCCTGTCTACGGTTCTTTACAACTGGAGCTTTCTTAGGCCCTTTGGGATCGACGCCGCTGTGCAGGGTGCCGGATTTATATTCCCGCATGACCTTAGCAATTTTCTTCTGCCGGGCGTCCATATCACTTACCCTTCTTAGATGAACGAGCCATCTCGGAGCGCACGATACTACGGATCATGTTTTCCATCTCCGTGGCTTTCAGCGCCTTCTTGCGCATCTCTATTTTTTCTTCCTGCTTCTCAAGCTTGTTATACGCTGCACTCTTCTTCATGACTTCCTCTTTCCGCTAGGCGACACGGGCCACGCTTGCCGCTCAGGTCCCGTCTTCTTAGTCGCCATAGTCTTTCTTTCAGAAGCTGTAAGTTTAGCAGCAGCGGCCTTAGGACGGCAAGCAGGGTAGGCTCGGGAAGACTTCTCAGAACCGGAACGGCCACATGCCTTGCCGGTCTTTACATCGACCCACTCCTCGCCAAACCACTTACCGAGACCGCCTTTATTTGCCACGCTTAGTCACCCTGTTGTCAGCACCAGACCAAGAACCACCGCGCTTCTTATACTCGCGAGCCGCCCATGCATTGGCATATGCCGACGGAAACACGTCAAACTTCTGCTTCGCTTCAGACTGCACTCTGGACCACAGTGCTTTATCATTCGGGATAGACTTAGCCATGGCTATCACCACTTAACTTTATGGCTCCAGTAACGCGCAGAAAGCTTACTGGGGTTGGGGTCCTGCGCGTTATGCCGTGCATAGTAGCTTCTCTTACGCGCTTTATCTTTCTCAGTTGTCGGGTTCTTACCCGCACCCTGAACGCCTTGCTGCCCAAAGCGAATAGTTTTAACCTCGTCGCCCTGTTTCGCCACGACGACATGGCTTTTCGTAGGGTGAGAAGGCGTGCGCTTAGGCTGGTTGTACCCTGAAACGCCGGCCCGTTCGAGTCTGGGGTCCTTAGCCATTAGGCAATCCTTTCAACGGCAAGAACAGCGGAAGGAATGGCCGGCACAGCCGGAGGCCCAGCAACGGCAGCTGTATGGTCAAGCGTAACAGCTACGTTCTCAGGAAGCCAGAGTAGCTGCACATACTGTCCGGCGGTAACCGTAACATAAAATACAATCTGAAAAAATGCTGACCCGCCATCGCCGGTTTTGGGGATGGTAATCCTAGTCGCCGACCGTACGATATTGGTTCCGTTAAGAGAAAACCAAACGGTAGCGTCGTGGTCGTTGGTATCGGAGTTAGCAAACTGCAAGTTCGGCATAACTGCATACGTGCCGGCGTCTGTAAACGTAATGCGAGTCAGGTTTGACCCATCCGTCACAACGGTTATGCCGGATCCGGCAACATCTACTGTCCCAAACTTAACCGGGGTAGCCGCAGAAACACTACCGGTCTGATCCGTTACATCCGAAAATGACGCATAAGACCGACCCGTAATGTTTCCAAACGGCACCGCCACAGATGTACCGGTGATAGACCCGCCGGTAATCGTTACGTTGTTAGCGTTCTGTGTAGCGATGGTTCCGAGTCCGAGGTTTGTCCTAGCGCCAGACGCATCCGAAGCGCCTGTGCCGCCGTCGGCAATGGCAAGATCCGTGATACCAGTTATCTGCCCGCCCGTGATCGCAGCATTTCCAATAAGGACTGTGCCAGTTCCGTTAGGCGCCAGAACAAGATTTCCATTGGTATCCAGTGTAGAGATCGTGTTGGTATCGAGCCGAAGGTTATCCACCTCGACATGTGTCGTGGCGACTTTAAGCGCCGTGCCGGTTCCGGTGCCGCTGTAAACAACTTTAGCAGACGCAGTAGGTCCGCCGTCCACGTGCAGCAGCTGGTCGTAAGTAGACGCGATTGTCTGGCCGGTCAGGTTCGTCGTCATTTATTTAACGCTTTCAGCTGTTCTTTTATCTCGGTTATATCCGCCTTAATATGTAAAACCCGCTCATCAAGGCGGGTCAAGGTATCGCCGTTTTGCTGCATCTTGGCGATCTCAAGCGAATGATTGTGGATCTTCCCGTGTAGTTTGCCGTAACCAAAGATACCGCCGACAACCGCTGCAATACCAGAGAGACTAAGCCAATCGAGGATGTTCGGTTCAGTCGGCATCGCAGGCTCCACAATAAGTACTCAGTCAAATCTACTAAGAGATTTCATATTCGATATGCAAAGCAAGGCTATCGTTTGCAGCCCATGTGATCGGGGCTCCGGCTCCGATCTGCGAGCCGCTGGACGATGTGCTCATATATATTTTGTTTGTACCGGAAGCGATCCATGCCGTACCTATAAGCCAGCTGGTTCCACTATCCAGAATACGTACTGTCCCTACCGCAAGGCTGCTGGCGTTCCATGTTAAAAACGGGGATGGTAAAGTGAAATACCAATTCGACGTGCCGGGAGTTGTTGTACTGCCAATCGTCAAAAAGATGTCAACAGCTAACGTGCGCCCTCGGCGTATAACTCTTGTCGTCAAAATGCCGTTGCCTAACACCGGTTGCGTACCATCTGCACCCCACGTGACAGTCGGTGTGTAGCTTGCATAATCAATTATATTAACGTTCGTGCCGGTCGCCGTGGAGTTGTCTGTCCACGTTTGGCCGGCTTGAAGCACGTTTCCTGAGATGTTGTTGCGGCTTGCAGCGCCCGTGATAACGCCGGGGCCGGCGATGACGCACCCCACAATGGCGCTATCGTTGCCATACACGGTGAAATTAGCGCCGCCGGTTGCGATACGGACGCCATTTACGACCGCGCGCAGGCTGACGCCGTCAGAACCCGAAAAGTCCAGATTGACGCAGTCGCCGCCGATGATCTTGGTGTTGATGCCAGAGTTAAACCGCAGCAGCCACGAGCCGCCGCCCCGGCAATCGTAGAATTCCCGATATCCGACCGTGTCGAGGCT